GCACCGGCATATAACGAACCGCCGTGCATGGTGGCTAACTACGACAAAGAAGGCAACCTGCTATACACGCGGTTCATTTTTAAAGACGGGACATGGAGAGATGAATAAGTACGGAATCCTTGACGACGAAGGCAACGTGATCCGGTGGGTGTGGCATATGCCGCCATACCCACACATCGTGCAGAAAATCAAACGCCAGCGCAAACAAAAGCTGGATATATCTAACGTACCGGAGGCTTTATTTTGATTATCAACGGCAAAATCGTAAAAGACTGGGACAAGTCCCAAATCAGCACCGCCTACCAGCGCCCCAACCAGTTCCGGTTAATCACGTGGGACATGGGCCGGGTTCAATCTTGGCTACTTGGCAAGCAACCACTGGCACGCACGCTACTAGAGAAGGTAATTAGATAATGTTTAATAGGTACGATGATGTCTACAACGGCGAGTTTTTTAATCACTTGTTGGATTGTGTTAAGGACTATGGTTATGATTTACTTTCTTATCTACTTGGTGACGGACAATGATTGATCCCGTAGTTGAGTATCTTACAAACAATGGCGAAGGGGCTATCGCTACCATTGACATCCCGGGCTTAACTAAAAACGCTGTCAAGAGCAGGCTACTCAAGTTAGTCAGCGCTGGAGTGCTGACCCGCAGACCGGAAGTAATCCCGACTGGCAGTGGTAAAGATCGTATGCGCTGGCTATACAGCGTGTCCGGTGTGGCTCCTCCACATAAACCTGTCACGCAGTCTGCGATCAACAAACTCAGGGACAAGGCGCTGGCAAACGAACCCGAGCATTACTTTTGTTTACGCAACTTGCCGAGACACACAAATGACTACGACGAATATACCGCTGGTGAATATAGCTGACGCTTGGCTTTTGAACTACGGACCCGACTGGGTATCGGAAGATGAGATAAAGACAGATCTATTTTTCTGGCAAGAACTACCCAAGCTAATGTCTCGCGGTTTTCTTGAGTCTCAGTTCATGCTTTACACAAACAGGTTGCACTACAGGTTTATTCCTTATGGAGATAGTTGACAACAAGGCGCTGCTTTTCAGGACTCGCAATCCTCAGAAGTACAGCATCATTCCTAAACACAAGATACTTGAACAAGATGAAGACGGTATCTATCAGGTGGCTGTGTACTGGGGGTTGGACGAGGCTAGGGTGTTGCGCAATCTTGGCGTTAAAGATGTGCCGTCCCCTATCACAACACGGTACGGCTGGCCCGGGCGGTTTAAGCCCATGCAACATCAGATTGAAACGTCCGCGTTCTTGACGCTGTATCGCAGAGCTTTTTGCTTTAACGATCCGGGCACAGGTAAAACTATGTCTGCGTTGTGGGCTGCTGACTATCTGATGGAGCGCGGGTATGTGCGCCGCGTGCTTGTGCTGTGTCCACTATCTATTATGCAGTCGGCGTGGGTGCAGGATATAAACAACTCCATCATGCACCGTAGCGTCATAGTCGCCCATCACCAGCAAGCATCGCGCCGCATTGAGATGATCCAGAAGGACTATGAGATTGTCATCACCAACTACGATGGACTGGCGCTGATTGCACAAGAGATCAACAACGACGGCAGGTTTGATCTGATCATTGTTGATGAGGCGAACGCATACAAGAACTCAACCACGCGCAGGTGGAAAGCGCTGGCGTCAATCATTAAGCCGGACACATACCTGTGGATGATGACGGGTACGCCTGCGTCGCAGTCACCCGTGGATGCGTATGGTCTAGCTAAGCTGGTCAATCCCGGCGGCATACCCAAGTTCTTGACGGCGTGGCGTGAGCAGGTGATGAACAAGCTCACCATGTTTAAGTGGGCACCAAAGCCCGACGCCGCGCAACAAGTACACAAGGCGTTGCAACCAGCGATTAGATTTACGAAAGCCCAGTGCCTTGATCTGCCACCCGTTGTCACGGTCACACGCGAAGTGCCCATGACCCCACAGCAGAACAAGTACTACAAGCAACTCAAAGATCAGTTGATGTTCTATGCCGCCGGAGAGACTATCAGCGCAGTCAACGCTGGCGTGGCGGTGAGCAAGCTGTTACAGATAAGTTGTGGAGCAGCATACACAGATGACAAAGAAGTGGTGGTCTTCGATGCCAGCCCACGCATGGCTGTGCTGGAGGAGATCATGGAGGAGACGGATCGCAAGGTGCTGATCTTCGCCATGTTCCGTACAAGTATGGACAGCATTGCCGCACACCTAACCAAGCACGGGTATACCAACGAGCAGATCAACGGGGATGTGAGTGCCAGCAAACGCAACAAGATCATCCACGACTTCCAGAACACGGACAGCATCAGGGTGCTGGTCATGCAACCACAAGCGGCGGCGCACGGGCTGACGCTGACTGCCGCTGACACGGTGGTGTTCTTTGGTCCGCTCATGTCTGTTGAGATGTATACACAGTGTATAGCCCGGGCAGATCGTAAGGGACAGGATTCAGACAAGGTGACTGTGGTTCACATCCAGAGCAGCACCATCGAGCGCGAACTGTTCTCGGCTATGCGCAACAAGGTGAACGACCACACCCTGCTGGTCAAGTTGTTCAGCGAGGAAGTCAAACGATAAACACCACTTGCATTCCCCAGAAGTTACCTGTAAACTGTCAAACACTAGACAAGGAGAAGTAGATGCCTGACGAAGCCAACGATTTGGCGGTTGTCCCTATGGACAAACTCGCCAAGGTGTACCGTAAGATGGCGGCACGGATTCAAACACTCACCTCTGAGTACGAGAATGCTGTCGAGGAAATCAAGATTCAGCAGGAGCAGATCAAGAATGCTCTGAAGGATCAGATGCTTGCCCTTGGGCTGGCGTCTGTGCGCACGACCGAAGGCACCGTAACGCTGTCAACCAAGACACGTTACAACACGCAGGACTGGGATGCCTTCAAGCAGTTCGTTATTGCCAACGATGCGGTCGATCTTCTGGAGAAACGTATCCATCAAACCAATATGGCTTCGTTCCTTGAAGAGAATCCCGGTTCAGTTCCCCCCGGACTCAACTCCGTGCAGGAGTATGGAGTCTCTGTTCGCAAACCCACTAAGTGAGGCTGTATGTCTAACGTAACTATGTTCAACCCCGCACAAGTACCCGCTCACGTTCGTGCCCGTGGCGAGCTTTCAGCCATGGCTAAGTCTTTGGCTGGCGGCGCAGTCGGCGGCGGCAAGCGCATCTCCATCAAAGGCGGGGTCTTCCGTCTCATGGCTGGTGGTAAGGAAGTGGCGGCTATCGAGGATCGCTTTCTTGATGTCGTGTTTGTCAACGCCGCGCCTAACATTGGACGCACCTTCTATGCTAAAGCCTACGATGGTGACGCTAATGCACCGGACTGCTGGTCTGCTGATGGCAAGACGCCAAGCCCTGACGCAACTAACAAACAGCATGACCAGTGCGATGGGTGCCCCAAGAACATTGCTGGTTCTGGTCAGGGTAATTCTCGCGCTTGCCGTTTCCAGCAACGTCTTGCTGTTGTGCTTGCTAATGATGTGGGCGGGGATGTTCTCCAGCTAGCGCTCCCAGCTACGTCGCTCTTTGGTAAGGGGGATGCGGACCAGCGCCCACTCCAAGAGTACGCTCGCTACCTTGCGGCACAGAACGTTGACCCCGCTGACGTTGTTACTCGCATGAAGTTTGACACCAAGAGTGAGTCGCCCAAGCTCACGTTCAAAGCCATGCGCTGGATTGATGCGGACGAGCAAGCGACCATCAAGTCGCAGAGCGAGTCTGACGATGCGGTCAAAGCAATCACCATGACGGTTGCCAAGATGGATAACGTCAAAGCTCCTGCCCCGTTGATGGCTACGCCGCGCCCTGCACCCAAGGCAGAGCCGAAGAAGACCGAGGCGCTGGTTGCAGACGAAGCTGAAGAGCCAGTCGTGCGCAAGGAAGAGAAGAAGCCTAGCGCAGTGCCAGCAAAAAAGAGTAGCCTAGCGGCTATGGTTGACGACTGGGACGACGAAGCTTAAAGGGAGGGGGGCGCAAGCCCCCCAAATATTCACATGGCATATTCACAGAAACTTATTGACGAGGTAGCCGCCGCTCCCAAGACGCTGGGTAACCAGCTAGGGCGGTGGGCTATTCACCGGGACTTCTCCGTCCTGCGGGTGGCGCACATTACTGGCGCGTCTCGACAGTCTGTATACAACTGGTTTAGTGGTGGAGAAGTTTTCGTGGCCTACAAACCCATAGTGGAGGCGTTGATTAAGATCTTAAAAGCCAACGTCGATCCTGACGTTGCGCACGAAGAGGCATGCAAGGCATTCAAGATAAACCCGTAACTGGGAAAGCTAATGACACTACCGCTGAGATTTCTAGCGGAGGTTCTGCCGTCCCCGGGAGATGGGTACTATTGCGCGGTAGAACTTTCAAACACTAAAGAACACATCTTTGTAAAACAAATTGAGGATATTGACCAGCCTGTAGAAGACTGGTTGCAGAAGCGATACGACATTTACTTTGCGCTAGCCACATTCAAGACGGCAAGTAATCGCCGCGCAACGAATGCTTTTCAGATCCGTTCGTTCTTTCTGGACATGGACGGGTACGCCTCACGCAAGGAGGCGGCGCTATCACTCGACGCATTTGTTGAAAAGACAGGGCTGAGTAGTCTCGGCATGCCATGGCTGGTTAACTCTGGTGGTGGACTGCATGTGTATTGGCCGCTCACCGAGCCGGTTGATGTTGTTGACTGGAAACCAGTAGCTGAAGATCTCAAACGTCTGTGCAAACAGGAAGGTCTTCGTATCGACATGACTGTCACGGCTGACGCCGCACGGGTGCTACGCATCCCGGGCACGATGAACTTCAAGAAGAAGTATCCAGTCCCGCGCGAAGTCAAGCTGCTGGCTGAAGGTGACAACTTCGCCTTTGATGACATCGTGAAGTGCATTGCCGATCACCTTGTCGAACCCAGCCCAATGGGGGCACCGCCGCTACAACTCCCCGGTACGCGCCCACCCAAAGATACTAGCGCGGCTAAGCTGACTCTGATCTCTAATAGTGCAACATCGTTTGCGCTGATGGAAAAGAACAGCGACTGCGCGCAGATCAAGTTCTACCGTGACAACGCGGCTGATGATGGGATGGAGCCACTATGGCGCGGGCTTCTGTCGTGGGCAAAGGTTTGTGAAGATGGTGAAGAAGCTGCCCGTGAGCTTAGCTCCCTGCACCCATACGATGAAGATCGTATGCGCAACAAACTTGCGGAGATCAAGGGTCCGTACCCATGCCGCAAGATGGACAGCGAGAACCCGGGTGTGTGTACATCATGTGTACACGCAGGAGCAATCACGAATCCGCTAATCATGGGGCGAGTGATCAAGACCGACAACACAGAGAAAGAGATACAGCTAACAGCCGAGCAGATCCTTGAAGCAGACGAGGATGAGGAGGAGTTGCCGCTCGCCTCAACGCTATCTGTTATTAGACCAGAGCCGCCACGTGGATACAGTTATGGCGTGAACGGTGGGGTATACGCCGAGCGGGAAGAGAAGGATGAGCAGACAAAGAAGAAGGTAAAGAAGACTGTACAGATACTGCCATACGATTTGTTTGTGGTTCATATTCTTAAACAGGACTCTGATCATCTGGTTAACTTAGCCGCGACACGACCCGAAGGTACAACTATTATTAACATGCCACAGAAGGCTGTGGTCAGCAAAGAAGAGACGGTCAAGTGGTTGGCTAATCAGAACGTGCTGGCTTCATTTGGGCAGAACAACGACAAGAACTTGTTTGACTACGTGCGGGCTTCTGTTGAACAGGCGTCACTTACAAAGAAAGTACTGGTTGTTCCCAAGCAATTTGGTTGGCAGGAGGACGAGTCGTTTGTATACAACGAGCGTGTGTTCTACAAGAACGGTGCGGTAGCGCAGATACCCATGCCCGGGCTTGAGAACATCAACCGGAACACGTGCAGTAAGGGGACGATTGATGGGTGGCGCGACGCTTGGACTACGATCTTTATCAAGCGCAAAATGTACGACCTGCTGGCCTGTGCCATGGACAGCTTCGGTTCTATTCTCATGCAGTTCACTCAGTTTGAGGGGTTCGTCTGGCACCTTGGTGGCAAGACATCTGGCACAGGTAAGTCCCTGACACTCAGCGCCAAGGCTGGGGTTTGGGGGCATCCGGTGCGTTACCGCACAGGTAAGGGCACATCTCCTGTAGCCATGCAGAACCGCGCCGGTATCTTGAACAGTATGCCTCTGCTGATTGATGAGATCACCAGCACTCAGCGCGACAACATGGAGTGGGCACCGGGGTTTATCTTCAACCACACAGAAGGTCAGGGCAAGGAGCGCATGGAGTCTAGCGCCAACAAGGAGCGGATCAACGACACCAACTGGCACTCAACTGTAACCATGACTTCCAACGAGGTGCTGACTGACTACATGGCTGGAGCAAGGAAGTTCAGTTCCAACGGCGAGCTTCGCCGGTTTCTGGAGTGGACGCCCAGTGTTGCGTTGCAATGGAACCCAGATGAGTTGGAGGCAGTTCGTGCTTTGAAGATGCACTTCGGTGTAGCAGGAGAAGCGTTTATCCGCTGGGCTGTAAAGAACCAATCAACTGTCAGGCGGTTAGTTGAGGACACGTACAACCAACTCAAAGTTGAGATGTCTTTCTCTGGGGATGAGCGTTACTGGAACGCGGGTACAGCATCAACTGTAGCGGCTTGTATTCTTACGAGCAGACAGTACAGCAACATCATTGATGTGCCCGTGCTCAACATTATCGACTCGCTCAAGGACAAGGTTAATCACTCACGCTCAGTAATAAGGAACAGTATCCGTACTGCTGAGGATGTACTGAACGCCTACACCCGGGACAACTATGGCGGGTTCATCGTTCTCAAGCGCCAGCCAAACGGCGAGACTGCCGCAAGCTGGGGCGACGGGTCTATGTTCAGCGGTCCAGTTATCCGGTCGAAGATCCTTGGGCGGGTTGAGTTTGAGGTCAGCAAGGAAGGCTACGTGGACTACTTCATTGAGGAGCAGTTGCTCAAGGAGCATTGCGTGAGTATGAGCTACGGCTACTCCGACTTTAAGTTTGAGCTTAGCAAGAACTACGTAGTGACGGTCGTCAAAAAGGACATGCTGGCACGAACCAAGGGTCCGCTGCTACGGGTCAACGCTCTACACATCTGTCGTAAGAAAGCGCATGAAGCTGAAAATTCAATACCCGTGGAAACAACTGAGACGTAACCAAGCGTTCTTTGTTCCCGGGTTAGACACAGATAAAGTGCGGGAGGCGACGCTACGCGCAAGCGTAGCGCAGCGCATGCGTCTGCTGGCTACCCCGGGAATAAAGGACGGGCTTATTGGCGTGCTGTTTGTGCGTAAGAGGTAAGCATCGTCTGCGCCAGTTTGTTCTGTGCAGCTATGATGTTCTTGATTTGCACATCCTTTTGTTCAGTAGTCAGGTTGGGCCGCGCCTCAATACTACGGCGCAGTTCAGCCAACTTACCGATCTTGTTCTCAACAGCACCAGCCATCTGCGACAGGTTGATGTCCGATCTGTGCGAAGCTAAGTAAGCGTTTGCGTCTTCCGTACGCCCCTCACCCAACATCTTCTTATATGTCTTGCGTGCCATATCAATCTCTTGCATGCGGCGGTACGCTTCATCAATAATTCCACGCCCCTCTGCTGGCTGGAACAACGTACCAATAACACGCATCTCACTCAAACCCTTGGTGCGCTCTTGAACTTCCTGCCCTTTGCCAAACGGAAGCACCGCCGCAAGGTCTGAGATCAACATACCAAGCGCACCGAAGTGCCCACGGATCAAGTGGTCTATCTGTACTGGCGACAACACATTTGCTTTGCCCAGTAGTTCAGCGCCAGCCGAAGTGCCGGGGCGTACGCGCTCACTCTTTTCTACAGCAAGCTCACGCGAAGACTCAATCGGACCACCAAACAAGGACGTACCCAGAAAGACTTCAAGCCCCGGTTTAAGTGCGGCAGGTACTGGAGTGAATGGGTTCGACTGCGCAAGCAGTTTGAAGATTCCGCGTGCTGCGTTCTCTGTTGTATCCGTACCTTTGGCTACGTTGTACAGCGCTTCCGGTACGGCTTTGAAGATAAGCCCGATCTCAAACGGGATAGGCACACGGATCAGATCTCCTTTCGGATCAAACGGATTGACGATGAACCAGTTGCCGTAGCGCTCTTCAGGCTTGGCTTTCTTGTACCGCTCATCATCCTCCATCAACGCCGCGTATGCCACGGTGCTAGCTGACATCAACACAGCGCGCTGGAAAAACTTGGAGCGGATGCGCATCTGCTGCTCAAACGGCATCTTGCCCTGTGAACTACGGTACAGAATATCCAGACCCTGAAGCTGTGCATTAAGGAAGGGGATGACTGCCGCCGCCATTTGCAAACTTGAGCTAGTACCCCGGCGCGTAAAGTTCTGCGACTCCAGCGTACGAAGCAGAGCTTCCTGTTCTGTCAGCCCTTTCCTGATCGAGTCTTCGTAGATTGTGATCCGTGTTGTGGCGTCGCCTGCCAGAGACAATGCATCTAGCTTACCAATAAGCTTCGTCCAGCCGCTCTTGCCGGTGGCGATCTGTTCGACCAAACGCTGAGCGTCCTCTTTGCCTCCAGTAAAGACAAGGTTACTGATGGCACCGGACTCCATGAGTTGCTGTGCTTTTGGGTTTTTGCCAGCCGCTAGAGACACGCCTTGTTTTAAGGCACTAAGTACTGGAGTGCTGTCTATGCCCGTGGTGAAGAAGGAGTTCATCGAGTCGCGCACAACTTGGCGCAGGGCATAGACGGGGTTGCGTGTTACGAATTTGCGCAGCACATCAGCCGGGAATCCCATCGCCCTGACAACTGAAGGGATCATTGTCTTGA